CCGCTACTACAGAAGAGTCCAGGTTGCAAACCTCATGTGATATTGGTTCACATATTTCACAGAGACCCTACGGGGTCTCTTTTTTTATCTTCACATATAATGTGTAGTCTAGTATACAAAAAATAAGAGTTGTTGTTAGTCATACTAATTCCGTTAGAATTTGCTGACATTTGGTATAGATAGTATCAGAATTATGCGAGGTGGAAAAATGATCCCTAAATTCAAAATTTAATATGAGTACACGTTACGGGGGGAAATCATGCATAACATTCTCTCTCGCAGTCAACTAGACGAATGGCGTCATTTTGAAGCAACCGTAGACGATTTAGATATCGAAAATCAAAAACTAAATGACTACTATGAATGTTTGATTGAATGCGACACTTTAGGGCAACATACTTGTAAATCCATTTGCAAGAGGATACTTATGTAAACATACTAAATAGTTTTGTCCGTGTGAAGGAAGTGTGGGGGTCTTACGGGACCCTCTTTTCTACTCTATTATTACTGCTATGATTAGAGATTTCTCTATTGAAGATTTTATCGGAGTATTTAACACAAGTTATGATACTCAACCTTTGATTGATTATTGGAAATACCAAGACAAAGTTGGTGCTACGTTTCGACGTGGAGGAACCTTTGGAGGTGGACAAGAAGAACCTGGTGCAAGGCAGGATACATGCTTTGCTACTGAAGACTTTATGTTGACCCATGATATCGGTTTCAAATATGTTTCCGAGTACAATATGATCATTGGTAAATGCTTGGAACTATACATCAAAAAGTTTGAAGAATTAAAAAGATATCGATATCAACAGGTATATCTAAATGTTCAGAGAACTTTACCTACTGAAGGATTTCATGCTTGGCACTCTGAAGATGGAAGTATGGGAGCCAATCGTCGCCTTCTAGCAACGATGATGTATCTAAATGATGTCAATGATGGCGGTGAAACTGAATTTCTTTATCAGTCTAAAAGATTCAAACCAACAAAGGGTCAAGTGTTAATTTGGCCAGCAGGATTTACACATGTACATAGAGGTAATCCTCCCTTATCTGGAGAGAAATTTATCTCTACATCATGGTTAGAAAATATCAACGCATAACATGGCAAACACCTGGTATCAAGAACAATTACAAAACAAGAATTACTTGTCCCCTATTGGATTTGTGTTCTTGTTAGATAAGGCACCCAAGACATCATTCTTGTGTCAGAAAGCAGTGATTCCTGATATTACTTTGGGTACTGCAAATGTTCCTACAAGAGGTATGGTTTCTATTCCCATGGATGGAAACGTTGTATACGGGGAGTTAACCTTACAATTCATCGTAGATGAAGATCTTAAAAACTACTTAGAACTACACAACTGGATTCGTGCTCTCGGTCAACCTGCATATATGGGTGAGAGAATGGAATGGAGAGAACAATATAATTCAAAAACCTGGGACGGACAAGATCCTAAATTCTCTGATGGTACTCTACAAGTTCTGAACAATAATAATAGACTGAACTTCAACGTAGTATTTGAAGACATGTTCCCCACTCAACTGTCTACTCTAGACTTTGATGTGACTGGTGGAGATCAAGAATATTTCACAGCATCAGCAACGTTTAATTACACGTTCTATGAGATTCGTAATAAACTCAACAAACGTATTAAAACTTCCGAATGATGGATACTTGGCAACAACGTGCATTAGCAGACCCAGATTTGTCAGAAAGTCAAGTCCGTGCTATTATGAATGGACCACAATCCCTAGCAGACGCATGGATACTAGGGGCATTACGATTAAAGTATTTGAGCGATGAACCTAGAACAACTTCAGGACCAGTGGAAAAAAGATTCGGTCCTCGACGATGATCTGCATGATAATGATTCTCTAGCAATTCCACAACTCCATATGAAATATATGGAGTTTCATAATACATACTCTCTTATGAAAAAAGAACGAGAGTTAGAATTAAAAAGATTACTTAGAGATAAATGGTTGTACTATAAAGGAAAGGCACCTGCTGCAATCTATAAAGAGATGCCTTTTGATTATAAACTTACTGCTAAAGATGAGATCAGTATGTTTATTGAAGCAGACCAAGATGTTCAAAAGATCCAGTACAAACTGGACTACATAGAACAGGTCCTCTTCTTTTTAGATGGCGTGCTGAGAATGATCAATTCTCGCACTTATCACATTAAGAACGCTATTGAATGGAAGAGGTTTCAATCTGGTATGTAAATGATGGATCTGGTTATCAAGAAGAAGAATGAAGTATACCTCAAAGTTACAGCAGAACCAGGATTAAATTATGAACTATCAGACTTCTTCACGTTTGAAGTAGAGTCTGCTAAGTACATGCAGAAACAACGACGGTGGAAAGGATGGGATGGAAAAATCCGCCTATATTCCCCAGCAACAGGAGAGATTTATGTTGGTCTCATTGACTATCTCTTGGACTGGGCAGATAAGAAAGGATACAAATATAGAATGGAAGACTGTAAATACTTTGGTCATCCATTAGCAATAAATGATTTAATTACTCCCAAGTCGGTTGTAGGGTTCGTAAAATCACTGTACCTACCCCCGAATCTTCAGGTGCGTGATTATCAATATAAAGCAATATACGAAGCACTGAAATACAACAGACGATTGCTATTGTCACCGACAGCATCAGGTAAATCGCTGATGATCTATGCATTGGTCAGATATCATTTGAATGTGGATAGAAATATTTTAATTGTTGTTCCTACTACGTCTCTTGTGGAGCAAATGTACAAAGACTTTGAGGAATATGGTTGGATGGCTTCCAAAGATTGCCACAAAATATACGCGGGGGCAGAAAAATACACGGATCATAGTGTAGTAATTACCACTTGGCAATCGATCTATAAGGAACCGCGTAAGTGGTTTGATAGGTTTGACGTTGTGATCGGGGACGAGGCTCACCAATTCAAAGCTAAATCTCTTACCACACTTATGTCTAAACTTCATGAGTGTAAGTACCGTATTGGGTTTACTGGAACATTAGATGGAGCAAATGTCAATCAATTAGTTCTAGAAGGATTGTTTGGTAGATGTTCACAGGTTACTAGAACAAACCAATTAATGGCAGCAGGTCATGTTGCCAAACTTAAAGTTAAAATTATATTACTCAAACACGAGGAACAGTTATTTGAGGGATATCAAGATGAGATCGCATACCTCATAGAACATGAAGGTAGAAACAGATTCATTCGCAACTTAGCGAAAGACCTCAAAGGAAACACACTAATCCTCTTCAACTATGTAGAACGCCACGGGGTGCCTCTTTACGAACTGATAAATAGTTCCACCGATAGACCCGTGCATTTTGTGCATGGTGGTGTTGATGTAGATGACCGTGAGGATATCAGGTTGCTTACTGAGCAGTCTGAGAATGCAATCATTGTTGCCTCTTATGGTACTTTCTCAACAGGCATTAACATCAAAAACTTACATAATGTTATTTTTGCCTCTCCTTCTAAGTCCAGAGTTCGCAACCTTCAATCTATCGGTCGTGTACTAAGGAAAGGTCAGAATAAATCACAAGCAACATTATATGATATTGCAGACGATATTACCACTGATAGAGGAAACAATTACACCCTCAATCATTTGATGGAAAGAGTCAAGGTTTACAACGAAGAAAAATTTAATTATGAAATCATAGATGTAAAAGTAAAAGCTTATGATTAACTACGCAAGACACGACGAAGAGTTCTACGGTATTTTCAAACTCCTTAATGGTGAAGAGGTATTAGGAAAAGCAGTCCTTACTGAGGATAATGGTGAATCACTAGTGTTCATTCAAGAACCTGTATCCGTTCACATTATCACAAAAGAAATTGATGAAGGTAAGATAGCACGCGGCATTGGTTTTTCTAGATGGATGCAAATGTCTGATGAAGATTTTTTCATCATTCGTGAAAAAGATATCCTAACCGTTGCTTCTATGACTAAAGAAGTCATCCTGATGTATGAAGCATATTTGCTTGGTGATCAAGATGCTGAGGAAAAAAAGGAAAAAACTCAAACCCAGGTTGATTCAACCATGGGATATCTAGGATCAATTAATAATGCTAGAAATATATTTGAGAAGCTATACCGATCCTGAACCCTTAACAGTGTTATTCTAAAGCCAATTGACAACTTTGTCAAGTGTGCTATAATGAACACAAAGCAAATACAATATGCAACCTAAAATTAAAAAACAGAAACAGCATTATGTGAATAATGATGAGTTTCTCGCTGCTCTTATTGATTATAGAAAACAGGTTCGTGCTGCTGCTCTTAAAGAAAATCCAGATATTACTGATGCCGAATTAAAAGGATGGAAGAGTCCTAATAGACCTCGGGTTGGAAATTATATCGGTAGTTGTTTTCTGAAGATCGCAACACACCTATCATATCGTCCCAACTTTATCAACTACATGTATAAAGACGATATGATTTGTGATGGTATTGAAAACTGTATTCAGTATGTGGATAATTTTGACCCGACCAAAGGAACAAAACCATTTGCATATTTTACACAAATTGTTTACTATGCGTTTCTAAGAAGGATTGCAAAAGAGAAACGTCAGATGGATATCAAGGATAAAATTCTTGAGAAGTCTGGATATGACGAGATCTTTTCAGTTGACGGGGACAGCAGTTCCGATTATAATCAGATCAAGACCCGTGTCCTTATGCAAGGTCGAACTGCTTCTCGTTCTAAAGATTCTAAATGAAGATCCTATTGATTACCGACCAACACTTTGGTGTTCGCAATGATAATCAGCATTTCCTAGATCATTATAAAAAGTTTTATGGCGAAGTAGTGATTCCATTCGTCGATGCCCATAATATTAATACGGTCATTGCATTAGGAGACACCTTTGACAAACGTCGATCTATCAATTTTATGTCGCTGGAAGCGGCAAAGGATATGTGGTTCACGCCTCTTGCAGAAAGAGGTGTTACCATGCACATGCTGG